ACGCCGCGGTGAAACTTGGTCGGGCTGACGCTCAGGTACGCCGCCGCCAGGGGCGCCGTCATCCTGCGAGGCCAATGCGGCAATGCAGCCCGCGCCCCCATCACTTCCCCCTCAGCGCCTCGATGGCGGCTCGGGCCTCTATCCGGCACTCATCTTTCCAAGCATCGTGAAGCTGCTCCCAAGTGGCTTGATCGGGCGTGTGTCCCATCGCCTCGTAGATCGCTCTGCCCACCCGCTCCACGTCCTCGTCGGTCGGCGGGGCGGCAGACTGGGGAACTGGTGAGCCGTCTGCTTTGCCTTGCGTGGTCAGCGATGCGACGCCATTGGTCTCTCGGTCACATGGCCGCCAGATATGCCCGCAGCCGTGACAGAGGTGAGAACGGTGCGGCGGGTTCTCCCAGCGCGTCTCTCGGCCGCTGATCTCCACCGAGGTATGCCCATCGGGGTCCCGCGCGTCAACGTGCTGCAATCCGCACTGCGGACAGAACAGCAACATGTCTATCGGCGCATCCCGTTCCCGTTCCTGTTCCGCGCGCTCCCTCGCTGCGCGCTCGGCGGTGAGGGCGGATTGGAGGTCGTCTATCTGCTTCTGTAGGCTTCCGGCAAGTGCCATCGCGCTGGAAAACATGTCGGGCATCGGCCTAATCCCCCGCCCCGGCGAGGAGGGCGATGACGTTGTGGATATGCGCTAGTGAGCCGGACCATTCAGGCGCGCAAAGTGCGCTTTCCAGTTCAGACCTGACCTCCTCCCTGAGCGCGGCGATCTGGCCGGCCTGCGCGACATCCCGGTGCCCCTTCTGGCGGAGAGCCTTGTTATAGCCCTCCCACCACGCCCGGCCGGCCACCGTGTCACGCGGGTACGGGTTCGCCAACTCCTCCGCGTCTCCCCCGGCTGTGAGGGCTTCGAGGCGGGCGGCGGTTTTCTCACCATTCTCCATCATCGTCCTCCACCTCGTCGTTGAGGTCTTCTTGCACTGCGCCAGTGCCCTCGCAGACGGGGCAATCTTCGCCGGGGTCCATCGGGTCACCGTTTCGACCGGACGAATGCACCCGGCCAAGGCCGTAGCAATGGCGACATTCCACGTCGATGATCATGGCCGTTCTCCTATGGGCAGAAGGTTGATGGCGTGGGCGACCTTCTCGGCACGCTTTTCGGCGTCGGGGTCGCAGCCGCATTCGATCAGGTAGCCGTCCGTGAGGCGGACGTAGTAAATGAAACCCGGCCCCATGTCGGTGACGCGGGCGTTCCTGCAAACCCGGACTTCGTCCCGCAATTCCTGTGCCAGCTTCGCGTCAGCCATTGCCGCTCTCCTGCTGGGCGCGGAGGGCCTTGAGGACTTCCGCTTCTACGGAACGAACAACGAGCATCCACTCACTTACGATCAGGCGACCGCTTATGCTTTGCTGAAGCGACCGCGCAATCCGCTCGACCACTTTATCTTCCAGAGTGACTTTCGGTGCCGAGATATGCATCTACCGCTTCTCCCCGTCCGCGCCACCATCCGGCTCGCCAGCGGGCGCGGGGAGGTGCTGGGCGGTTTCGTTGCTGGCGCGACAGAGTGCCTCTGCCGGGGTTTCGGTTGTGGGGAACGGCTCACCGTCGACCAATAGCGTTCCGGTTACCGGCTCAATGCCGAAAGCCTTCATCAGCGGGATGAGGGAATTATGGTTGAACCTCAAAGTGTAGTAGAACCAGCCACCTTCGTCCGGCTTCTCGGTAAATTCATCGGCATCGGCAATCAGATCGAGGAACGCCTCCCGCACCGCCGCGACGCCCTTGTTCAGCGCCTCCAGTTGGGCGATTGTCTCGGCCCATTTCTGGTGCGCGTCCGCAACGGACTTTTCGATGCCATGCTCGAAAGTGTAATGGCCGCCGTCACGATGGATGATGGCCAGCAGTTCCCGCAACGGGCGAAGTGCTGCGTTCTCCCGCACCGCCGTGACGCCCTTGTTCAGAGCCTCCAGTTGGGCAGCCTGCGCGGTGATGGCGTCGGCGGCTTCACCCCATAGACCGACTGACTCTCGAAGCTCGGATACCGTGTAAGACGGCTTCCGCAACCGCTCCACGAGGTCCCGGTGCGCGACAGGGGCGGTCAGGCGCGCGAGTGCGGTTTCCAGGTATTCCGCGCGTTCCTTGTTGCGGTCCGCCTTATCATCAGCGCCCTTGGCACGGTGCCCGGCCTCGTACTCACGAAACCACGCAGCAGCCTGCTTGATGGCCTTCGCGGCATCGAATTTCTCAGTCGTCATGGCTCAATCCAATCCTGTTTCAGGCGGCGCTTCGCGCACCAGCCTGGCCATATCCTCGAAAGCGCGCGCTAGGCTTTCACGGCGCTCAACCGACTTGGGTAGCCAGAAAGTCACAGCGCTGCGGTCATCGTCCTGCGGCGGATGGTGCAACATTGGGCTGCTGTGAAGCATGAGTTGCACGGCGCTGTACGTAAGGCCGGTGTTGCTGATCTTCGAAAACAGGTGCGTTTCGTCGGTCAATTCCTGGCTGTAGACGTTAATTCGCATCACGCCCCTCCCTTGGCCGGCAGTGCGCGGGCTTTCAGTGCAAGGTCGCGCAGGTGAACCAGGAACCCAATGGTATCTACGCCGTCCGGTCGATCAGAGGCGTCCACCACGTTTTGCACAAAGGCCCGCAGCGCCTCGTTCTCAGCCAGCAGGCGCTCGCATTCGGCGGATAGAGCCGGCACGCCTTCTCGCGCGAAGGCGATGAAGCGGGCGTTGGCCTCCGTCTCGTCCTCGCTGCGAAGCTTGGTTGGCCAGAGCATTTGGCAGATAGGCGCGTCAATGCCGCCAACGTCGACCTGGGCGCGGAACGGGTTGACCAGCCACTTGCCGCCCGTCACGCCCTTCACCGCGTCTTTGGCCCGCTGCACGATGTTGCTCATTCCCCGTCCCTCACGATCTCGACCGCGTGCAACTTGCCGTCGTGGAAAACGCGGTGCTCGATGGCTCCATCCCAAGGGAGTGCCCGCACCTCAGCCAACGATGAGTAGCCCCATTCGGGACGCGCTGGACCCCACCGCTCGGTGACCTCGGGCTCGTGGCGCTCGATGGTCAGGAGGGGGCTCGATGCAGTGTAATGCGCGCCGAAGTTCATCCGGTCCTGACGCGTGCTGTCGTACCGAATTTTCACATCGTGGGGCGAATGGACGAACACATCTGTCACCACCCCGTGGTTAATGATGTGGTCCCCGACCCGCAGATCGGACGCCGGGATCGTTAGGGTTTTAGGCATCGGGGTTCTCCTTGGACAAATGGCCCATCAGAATCGTCGACTTTCCGCGATCTCCGCAGGAAGGGCATCCGGCCTTGATGATCGCCTTCATGGACGCCTGCCAGACTTCCATCGCGGCATCGACCACCATTTCACCGTGCCACTCGTGCTTGCATTTTTTGCAGGTGAGCGGCTGTTGCTGGATTCTCATTGACCAGACTCCGCTCGTTTGATCGCGCGCCGCATCCGACTAAGAACGGCAGTTTCATAATCCGCCGCGCCATCGAAATGCCCGTCTCCCGGCGCTTCGAGCCAGTTGATCCAGTCCTGACATGCGGCGAGCAAGTCTCGCGCCGCATCCTGTGAAATAGGCTTCTGCTTTGCATCAATTCCCATGCGCAATCTCCTCCAGGGCGGTGGCCACGTCGCGGCCGGTCGCCAGACACCAGCGGAGGTATTTCATCTCGCTGAGCGCCTTCACGGCCTCCATGCAAAGCCATGGATCTTCGTTGAATGTGGCCTGCCAGAAATGAGCCTGGTTGCCGGAATCACACTTCAGATGAAGGTCATGGCGAAGGGGGAGGCAGTGCCAGATGTTGGCTTTCATGCCCCTTGCGAAGTTCCCGAAACTGATGTGCGAAGGGTCTACGGACTGGTCGCCCATCTCGCTGTATTCGAAACCTGAGACGACGCAGGGCTGATTGCGCAGGTAGCGGCGGTAGGCTTCGTTATCGACGCTCGGGCGCCGGAAGTTGGCCAGCCTGTTCATCGGATCATCTCCCGATGCTCATAGGACCAAACGAGGTCGTTGAAGCGCTTCAGGGCCTCGGGGTTGGTGCGGAACTCGGTGGTTGACTGGACGCCGCAGCGTTTGCGGATCGCACCCAGCGGCCCGCTGTGGTCGTCAGCGAGGACAAATGGCGTCGCACCAATCCATTTTTGGAATTCTGGGTTGTCAGCGAGGATGTGTGCCTTCGCTATCGCCTTGTCGGCCGGCGTCTTGTCCCGGCGCGCATCCTCGGGCGAGGCTGGCTGTTCATCGTCTCCAATGAGGGTGACGGCGATCATGACGCGCTGGCCGTTCTTGCCGCTTGCGTAGGCTTTGAATGGATGCTCACCGTCTTCGTCGAAGAGCTGGAGCGTCACGGTGCGGCCGTTCGCGCTATCGCCCCAGCGGAGCAACATCGCCTCATTGGCGTAGATTGTGGCTTGCTTGATGCTGGCCATCAGAAGGGTATCCGCTCCCCATCGTCGTCCGCAGAGGTGTGCGAGGCCGTAGAGCGGCCATCCTCGTTGCCGCCGCCCTTCGGGCCGTCCAGCATCACCAGCTCGCCACGAAACTTCTGCATGACGACTTCGGTGACATATTTGTCGGCGCCGTCCTTGTCGGTGTATTTTCGGGTTTGCAGTGCACCCTCCAGGTAAACCTTGGAGCCTTTGCGAAGGAACTTCTCGGCGACCTCGGCAAGGTTCTCGTTGAAGATCACAACGGCATGCCAGGTTGTGCGCTCTTGACGCTCGCCCGATTGGCGGTCGCGCCAAGTCTCGGAAGTGGCAACATTCAGGCTGACCACCTTGCCGCCGTTGTTCAGTGAGCGAACCTCAGGGTCGCGCCCCAAATTCCCCACCAAAATGACTTTGTTTACCGATGACATTTTGAGCCTTTCTGGCGGCCGACCACCGAAGCAGCCGGCCGCCTATCTGTTAGGGATTGGGAGGATCGAATTCGTTGGTGTTCTGCGGCGGCTTTTCCATCGTGTCCGCGAAGCGAAGCAGGAACTCGTAGGCGCTCTCGGATGCGTCTTTGATTTCCTTCAGGACTACGCCATTGGCAGCGAGCACCGCCTGTGTGCCACCTGTGCCGGCCTTCTTCAGTTCCTTGCGGATGCGCTCGGCCTCGGCCTGCAAGTCCTTCTTGGCGGGCTCGTTGACCCGAACCATGGCGTCGGGCTTGATATCATCGCCGTCTTTGTCGCCAGTGGGGATCTGGAACAGCGACCGCATGAAGGTCTTGAGCGCGTAGGACTGTGCCGCGCCAAATGTCTGCGGGCCGGTAATCTGGATCAGCAGGCGGCGCGTGATTGGCTTATCCCATACCACGCCCGATGCATGGCAGAGGTAGAAGCGGTATTCCTGCAGAAGAGTAGTGGATTCCTTGCCAGTCGAAGTCTTGGTATCGATCAGCTTGGTTTCACCTTCGTCCTGCACTATAATGAGCCCAGCATCCGCGCAAAGCGGGTTCACCAGCTCTATGAAATCGTCAACGCTTACGAAGTTATAGCCGCCATGGGCGTTCTTGTTGTCCTTGGCCAACTTGTCAATCCCGCCCATCACTTTACTGATGGCTTCGGAAATCGCCTTTGGCATTATAGGGTTTTGAGCGTCAGCAGCCATTGGAATTCTTCCTCGTCAATCGGGTGAAGCCATTCCCAGCGCTCGAAAACATCGAACGTGTAGAAGGCGAAAGGGTTGTGCGGATCAGGATTCCATTCGCCGCACCATTTCTGATCTTCCATAAGCTCGCCGGCTTCATCGCGCTCTCCGTCCCGAAGCCACACGCGAACTGGGCACCAGGGGCCACGCTTCCTCGCCCGCATCTTGAAGAACCCCGCCTGAGGCTCCCCAGCAATCTTCACCATTGCAGAGCTTCCAGCACTCATCGGCCCGCCCCTCGGCAATTAATTGGCGTTCGGCCTCGCGGCATCGAGGACAGGTCACCGGTAGATCCTCGCGTGCGGCACATCCTTGTGAATGACCGTGGCGCCCTCGCGCACGTCCACGAACAGCTCCCCGTCCTTTGTGCAGCTGCCTACAATGGTGCCGGAGACATCACGCTCGTTGATCCGGGCGACGACGGGCTTGCCGTGAAGGTCGGTTCTCAAAGCAAATTCCCTTTCTGCTGCTGGCGCCTGATGTACAAATCGACATGCCTGCGTCTTTCGTGGTCCAGCGCACCCTTGGGCATGCTTTCCCCACAAGCTGGGCACCGCGGTTCTGCCTTGGCCTCACGCTTGGCGCGTTCACGGCGGAAGGCGGCTAAGCTGGGGCGGTCGTGTTCGGTCACTGCACCGCGCCCTTAAGGATGAAATCGGCATACTTCTTGGCCAATTCGCGCGAGTTGAAACTACTTCGGTTGTGCGCCATGAATTCGATTGCCAGTTCCAGCGCGCGCTCCCGCACGGCCCGAACGTCATCGTAGGGTCCGGCGACCAGTTGCCAGTTCTTCCAGCTCCTCATATCGCCCTCACCAGCGCATAGGTGACCCCATAGACCGCCACACTGAAGGCGATAGCGACGAGCCAGACGTTGATGCCTAGCCAGTTCATCGCGCGCACTCCATGATGTGCCGGCGCTTCATGACCATCGCCTTGGCCTGGCGGACCAGCTTGGCGGCGTCGGCAAGTTCTCCCGATTGCTTGGCAAGTTCGTCGAGGCACAGGATGAAGTCGTCAGCCTCGTTCTCGGCGCGTTCCAGGTCGTCGATGAATTCCATGTCCCGTTCGCGCTCGGCTTCACGCTCGGCACGCGAGAGCACATCGCCCTCTGTGCAGAAGGTCGGGGGTTCGTACCTCATGCCGCGCTCCCGTCCTCGTCGTACTGGCCGGCATCTGCGGACCTGAATGCATTGGCAAGGTCGTGCCCAAGCTGGTTCTTCAGCATCCGGCGCAGGTTGATGGCGTCGAAGTTGATGATCTTCGCGTCGCGCTTGTCGGTCGGCAGCGGGGTCGGATTTACGTCCGAGGGCGTGTCGTCCCAAGCGCTCATCTACCACCCCCACTCTTGAGGAGAAAAACTAGGCCGATGCAAAGGCCGATCAGGAATGCTTCCCAGTTGATTTCAGGCACCGGTCAACCCCATCGCTTCAGCCGCGCTACAGGCGGACGCCACGTTCGGGTAGATGCCCTCCCACATCGCGACGACCTTCAGGTGCGCGCCGCGACTGGTGACCTCTATGGGAAGCAGCCGGTAAGCCACCTCGCTCTCAATGGGTTCGGGGGCGAGAGGGATGCCCGGTAGCCCTAGCTGTGCAGGCGCGGCGCTCATGCGGCGACTCCTTCCATGTATTCGCGGAAGCGGTTGCGCTGCCATTCGAGTTCGGCGGCCCACGCGGCGTCCCTCGCGGCGTCCCTCGCGGCGGCCCTCGCGGCGGCCCACGCGGCGTCCATCGCGGCGGCCCTCGCGGCGTCCCTCGCGGCGTCCATCGCGGCGGCCCACGCGGCGTCCATCGCGGCGTCCATCGCGGCGTCCATCGCGGCGTCCATCGCGGCGTCCATCGCGGCGGCGTCTATCTTGCCTTCGGCAAATAGCCTCGCCGCTTCGATTGCCTTGCGCGGCCGATCGTCATTCGGGTGATCCCGCTCGAAAATGTGCAGGGCGCGCTCGGCACAGTCGGCAGCAAACAGCCGAAGCGTGCGCTCGTTGATGGTATCGATACGGCGGACAAGCCGGGCGCGGCGGACGCAAATCTTGTCGTCGTGGTCGACCCGGTCGCCCTCGTATTCGACTTCCCAGAGTTCGTCCTGGATATATTCTCCGACGATCTGGGCTTCGGTGACGAGGTGGTATCCGTTCTCGCACATGAGGAGGCCGCCCTCGACGGGCACGGTCCACTCCCCCGCTTCGGGCCACTGGTAATCGGTGAAGCCGCCCGTGCGGTCCTTCCTCAGCCACTTGTATGTCTTGCTCATTGGGCGCTCCTTACAGGGGTGGTGGCGGCGAGAAGGGCCTCAAGAAGCAGGCCGCGAACGTCGACCGCGTCATCAACGCCGCCCAAGAAATCGAACGCCACGTCGCAGGCCCTCACCAACAGTGGCGCCGCCAGCACCAGCGCGAAGTTCGCCTCGTACTCCGGTGAGCCGATGTACATACGGCCCAGCTCGATGCTCTTGCCGTTCGGGCTGGCGAAGATCCCCGCCGTCATCCCGTAGCGCCGATTGCGCTTGCCGGGCAGCCATGGGCCGGGCGTGAAGAGGAAGTCCATCACGCGGCCCTCAACGTGTGTGCGCCACATGTCGGGCACTTCTTCGCACGAGGCTGCCGGGCGGAGGTTACCGCCTCTTGCCGGTCGCGCTCGATCTGGAAAAGCCCCCGCGTCAGATAAAGGCCGCACCGCACGTTGTAATGCTCTGGGTGGGCGTCCCATGCTTCCTGCCACCCTTCCGGGCCTTCGGGCTCATATCCAACCAGTTTGATTACGTCGCGGATCAGGCCGTCGATCTGCCGGTCTATGCGGGCAATCTCCTGACGTGGCGTCATGGTCATCTGCGTGTCTCCTATCGGGGGAGCGTCGGGCTCCTGATAGGTGGAATATATGCGAATACGAATATGCCTGCAAGCATTATTATTCGATCACGAATGAGAAAATTATTCGTTGCGAACCCAAAAACGCATTTTATGCAATTTTGATTGCATCTGCATGGGATGTCCCACAGGGAAAACACCAAAGTGGGTACGAGAGTGATTCGGTGTGGTTTAAAACGCCCGTTACAGACAGCGTTGCCGGAAAGTTATCCACAGGGGAGGCCGCGAATCGGCGCTCACTCGTCGCGGTAAGATCCCACCACGATGCCCGTCACCTCTACCTCTTCCCCCATATCACCATTGATCTCGACGGGGTTTCGGTAGCGAGGGTCGCTGGAGCGCGGCACCAGCCATTTCCGGCCAGTTTCATCAACGAAGAATTCTTTAATGGTTACCTCTGATAGGCCGTTGCGGATCCGCCGGCAGACAACCTTATCGCCCGCTCGCGGCTCGCGCTGCACCTCTTCCACAGAAACGCAAATGACAATGGTTCCATCCGGATAGAGCTCGTTCATCGACGGGCCGCTTACCATGATGCCGTATCGCCTGGCGTTCGGAAAACGCTTGGAGGGGGGAGCCGAAATGTCGAATTGCTGGTCTTCGTCCAGCGCAATCTCTTCAACCCATTCGCCCGCTTTTGCCACGCCAATCACCGTAAGAGAATTCAGCCCCAAGACAGGGTTGAGCTTCTCGTCAGTGAGTTCGTCCACCGAAACGCCAGCCCAGCCCGCAATAGCTCTGAGATTAGCAACTCCGGGCCGTTCTTTGCCAGACTCCCATTTAGAAACGGAGCCCTGGCCAACACCTAGCTTCTCAGCCAGCTCTTCCTGGTTGAGTCCACGGGCGGTTCTGGTACGGCGGATGAACGCTGGCAAATCCATGGAACGGACGATACGCACGCCGGGTCGGGGCGGATATGGCGCGCGCGAATATTCGATTTGCGTCTGCATTCGTATTCGAATATATTCGCTCTATGAACCCATTCAAGAGCGCAAGAGAGTTAGCCGACCTCACCCAAAAGGAGGTGGCGCAGGCTACGGGACGTTCCCAAGGGACTGTTTCTCGTTGGGAAGACGGCATTTTGAAGCCGAACGTGGATGATATCCGGGCGATCATCGCCCTTGGCCGTGAGAAGGGAAAGGACCTGACATCCGTCCTTCTCGGTGCCGCATGAATGCACGAGCCCTCGCACGGTTCGTCGGCCAGCGGTTGACTCCCGGCTGGTCACTTGGCGGCTTCGGTCGCCCTTTCTTTTCCCATCGCGGCCTGTCCCCCCAGGTCGGGGCACCCCAATTGCGAACGTAGGTCGTGGCCATGGGGGCAACAGTCATCACCATTCCTATCCCGCCGAGCGTGAATTCGATTTACGTCAACGTGCCGAAGCGAGGCCGGGTGAAGTCGGGAGCCTATGTCCGGTGGATCAAGACCGCTGGATGGGAGCTGCAGTGCCAGCCCCACCCACGGGTGCCGGGCAGGGTCAATGTGCTCATCGAGATACGCCGGCCGTCCGCCAACAGTGACGTGGACAACCGCATCAAGGCGACGCTCGATCTTCTCGTCTCCCATGGCGTGATTGACGATGACCGCAATGTCGCGTCGGTGCGCGCGGTATGGGCCGACATCGATTCCTGTCGCGTAACCGTGGAGGCCGCATGAGCAAGGGAACGCCATGGTCTGACGACGAACTGAACACGCTGTTCGAGATGAAGGCGCGCGGCAAGACGTTGCGTGAGATTGCCGAGGCATTGGGGCGCACCACATCGTCGGTGAACTTCCGGTTCGGCATCTTGGGCGGTCACTCGTCCGCCAGCGCCCATCGTCCGGAAATTCTGCAGGAATGGCCCGATCTTCCCGCCGACGCCTTCAAGGATATCAAGCTCAAGCCCGACCCCCAGACCACCATCTCCAAGCCAGATAGCCGCACCTACGGCGGGGTAGGGAGTGCGCTGCTGTGAACCCTGTCATCATCGGTGATTGCCAGCTTTATCCGGGCGACTGCCTAGACATCCTGCCGACGCTTGGCAAGGTGGATGCCGTGGTGACGGACCCGCCGTATGGGATGGCGTTCCAGAGCAATCATCGCCAACAGCGTCACGACGCAATCGTCAACGATGCCGATGACCGCCACTTGCTGATGGCATGTGACATCCCGGTCAGTCACTCCCGCTATGTGTTCTGCCGCTGGGACAACATCGGCGCACTGCCCCGCCCTAAGTCCCTCGTGACGTGGGTTAAGAACAATTGGAGCATGGGCGACCTAAACCACGAACACGGGCGCCAAACGGAAGTTGCTGCCTTCTACGCTGGCGATGCTCACTTTTTCCCCACAGGCCGCCCGACCGATGTGGTCTATGCGGCCAGAACGGGGAATGAACATCACCCCACTGAGAAGCCCGTTGACCTCATGCTGCAGGTTGTTGGCTGGACGTCCGGCACAGTGCTTGACCCCTTCATGGGCAGCGGCACCACCGGCGTTGCCTGCGTCAAGCTGGGCCGGAAGTTCATCGGCATCGAGAAAGAGCCGCGATATTTCGACATCGCGTGCCGCCGGATCGAGGACGCCTACAAGCAGGGCGACATGTTCCGCGAGCCGCCGCCCAAGATGAAGCAGGAGGCGTTCAATGTATGACGCCGCACAGAACAGCGCCCGCAGTTTCTCGCTCGCCGTCAACACCCTGCGCCAGATGTACCTTGCCGAGCGCTTTCCCGGCGAATCCGCCGCGCAATGGCTGGAACGGAGGCGCAAGTGAAATCCAGCAAGCTCCTATTCTCCCGCTGTGACGGCACCCGTATCGAGATGGTGTCCATAGAGGACGGCAAGCACGTCCACGTTATGGAGTGGCCCGAGGCGCTGAACCTGGCGCTGGAAATCCAGAAGTACGTCCGTGAGATCGTCGACCTTCCGGCGCTCACCAAGTACCTGGAGTTCAGGAGGGGTGATGATCGTCGATTGTAAGTGCCCTCACTGCGGTGGCGAGATCGTGCTTTCGATGCGAGCGCCGGTCAAGGCTGACGCAGACCCGACCGCACCGGTAAGGCGGATTCAACAGGAAGAGGCTACAGCGGCGGGCATCACGGTCGACGAGTTGCTGAGCCGCAGAATGGCCAGCAAGTTTGTCAATGCCCGGCATAAGGCAATCTGGCGGGCAGCACAGGAAACGAACTACTCGCTTCCTCGTCTGGGGCGCCTGTTTCACCGGGATCATACCACGATCCTAAGTGCACTGCGCAGATACGCCGAGAGGCATGCTGACTGATGGCGCGCATCCGGTCCATCCATCCCGGCGTCACCACGGACGAAGACTTGGCCGAATGCAGCCGGGACGCGCGGCTGTGTTTCATCTATCTCGGCATGGAAGCCGACGACGCCGGCCTCTTCGAGTGGAAGCCGGTCAGGCTCAAGATGCGTCTGTTCCCCGCTGATGACATCGACATGGACCAGATGCTTGCCGAGCTGGTGTCTGCCAACAAGGTGGCGCGCTTTGAAATCAACGGAAAGCCCTACGGCGCCATCCGCAACTTCGCCAAGTTCCAAAGACCCAAAAGCCCAAAGTACATCGTTGACCGAACACCCGCTATCAATGATTACATAGGGTTAGCTGAAAAAATTTCCACCAAAAGCGGAAATGAAGAGCCTTCACCTGACCCCGTTCCACCCGATGACGGAAAAGTCTCCGCAGAAGGGAGGAAGGTAGGAAGGGAGGAAGGTAATTCAGAAGCTGACGCTTCTGGCGGACAAGCCGCCGAAATCCCCATTGTCGACCCTGCCAAGCAGCTTTTCGACACGGGTGTGGCCTTCATGCGGAAAAAGGGGGTGGCCGAGAAGCAGGCGCGGTCGGTCATCGGCAAGCTGCGGTCCCGGCTGAACGGCTCCAGCGAGGAAGCGCTGTGGTTCGTGCAACAGGCCATCGTCCAGGACGTGACGGAACCCGTGGCCTATTTCGAGGCCATGCTTCGCGGAACCAAGCAGCCTGTCCGCTCAGACCTGATGAACCTTTTCCTTGGAGAAATCGGTGAGCCAGCTCATTGAAGTCCAGAACCGGGCGCTTGCCGCCAAGATGGCCATCACTGGCTGCGGCCGGGAAACCGCGCTGAAGGCCGGGGCTCTTCTGGTCGGTGGATATGCGAACCTGCAGATTCACGACGCCGCGGCCTTCAAGGAACATCTGGTCATCGTGATGCAGGACTACCCTGCGGACCTGTGCCAGCAAGCGGCGATCGCCATTCCCCAGGCCGAGCGCTACCTGAATGTCGCGGCAGTCAAGGCGTGGCTTGAGGAACGGATGCATGAGCGCCGGCAAGCCTATGCCGAAGCCGTGGAAGCCCAGCGCAAGGCCGAGGAGGACACTCGGGAGGCTAGGCACGCGGAACAGGTGACCAAGGACCGTGAAGCCTTCAACGCCTGGCTAGAGGACCATCCCGGCGGGACAATGCGTCAGTACCTCGGCTTCCAGACCTACGCCGCGCCCTTCCAGATGGACGAAGAGCCCAAGGCATTCGAGATGGGGCCATATCCGTCTGCTGGTCACCTGATGAGCGAGCGCGTCAAGGATCTGGAGCCGTGAACGCAAAACACCTGCCTAACGCTATGCTATTCCGTCTGAATCTGGTATGATGATGGACATCAGCGACCACGCGGTTTTGAGGTATCTGGAGCGCGCTGGGAACTATCCGGTTGACGTACCAATCGACTCGGTAGTTTCTCAATTCCCTAACGGGAACAACAGCTTACAGATATCTCATAACTACTTCGCGTGGTCCCCGCAGGGGAGACCAAGTTGTGTCTGAGAATCGCGAAGATGAGATTGAGATCACGCCGGAGATGATCGAGGCGGGAGTTTACAAATTACGCAGGTTTGATGAGCGGTTTCACTCATACGAAAGAGGTGTGCGGGATATATTTACGGCGATGTTGGCGGCGAGGAAGCCGGAGGATTAAACTGTTCATAATGTGAGGCGTTCCGTGACGGTTATGGCGATTCATGAGCACGAGGTGGATCACATCGGCATGATGAATGGCTTATCGGCCGCTTGCTATTCGATCATGGCCTCTCTGCTGTCATTTGTGCTGGGCGTACTAGCAAACGCGGCCTTTACCGATGTGTGGCCTCCAGAGTCGCGGATTCTGGTTTACGTGGTGGCACCCATCTGTGGTGTGCTTGCCGTCGTATTTCTCGTCGCTGGGATTGTTGCTGGGGCGCACAGGAAATCGGTTCTTACGCGCATCAAACAACAGTCCATTACCGAGCTTTGACGCGCCAACGTCCGAAGTGACGCGCTTTCTGCTTAATCGTGCGCGGCGCTGTCAGGCTGTCGGTAGTACAGGCGCTTCCCCTTGACGCCCTTTACCAGCGCTTCGGCGCGCTCCACGTCTGACACCTTGCGGTGGTTGTAGCGGAAATCGAATTCCGCCAGATAGCGGTGCAGGTGTGCTTCGCTGATGTTGTGGAACGTGCCGTACACGCCGCGCTTGAGGATGGCGAAATAGCTTTCGGCGCTGTTGGTGGTGACGAAGCCGCCATGTCGAGCCGGGGTCGAACATTCTCACCGACGAACACAAGGGCTATCGCGGTTTGCAGGGCCGCTTCAACCATCACACGGTCAACCACTCCTCGGGCCAGTACGTGAAGCACTACTTCATCCACACCAACGGGCTTGAGGGCGCGTGGGGCCTGTTCAAGCGCCAGTTGTTCGGCATCCACCACTTCGTCAGCGCGAAGCATCTGGACCGCTATGTGAACGAGTTCACCTTCCGGTATAATCGCCGCGAGTCTGGCGAGGGCGAGCGGATGAATGACTTCCTCGGACGGGTCGCCGGCCGTCTGACGTACAAGGCGCTGATCGCATGAGTGATGAGAAGAAGTACGACAAGGCCCTTGGGCTGGATATGTCCATGGACGAGGCGCTTGAGCGCTTCGGGCGCGTGACCAAGGAAGATCTGGAGAACACAGCGGAGCCCGCCACGGACCTCGTTCCGGACGGCGAGCTTCAGACGGTGTTGTTCGGCAAAGTCGAGATACGGAAGGTCTGCCACAACGGCGAATGGCTGTTCTCGCTCACCGATATCTGCGGCGCGCTGACAGGCACCGACCGGCCCAGCAAGTATTGGACCGACCTCAAAGCCCAAATGACTGATAAGGAAGGGTTTTTTGAACTTTCCGATGAAATCGGAAGGTTGCCGCTGCCGGGTGCTGACGGGAAGAGCCGCCCAACGGACGTGGGCAATACTGAAACCGTGCTGCGCATCATTCAGTCCATCCGCTCGCCCAAGGCGGAACCGTTCAAGCGCTGGCTCGCCAAGGTCGGATACGAGCGCATTCAGGAAGCGCAAGACCCGGAAATCCTGATCAAGCGCGCGATCCTGACGTACCAGCTTCAAGGGCGGACCGACGACTGGATCGAGAAGCGTATCCGCACCATCGTGTCCCGCAAGGAACTGACCGCTGAATGGAAGAAGCGTGGCGTCCAAGAGGGCAACGAGTACGCTATGCTGACCAACGTCATCGCTCAGGAAACCTTCGGCGTCGGCACCGAGCGGCATAAGCGCATTAAGGGCCTAAAAAGTCAGAACCTGCGTGACCACATGACCGACCTTGAGTTGATCCTGACCATGCTAGGCGAGACGTCCACCAAGGAGATCGCCGTCCAGAAAGACGCGCAGGGCCTATATCAGAACCACGGGGCGGCGAAGGCTGGCGGGACCATTGCTGGATCGGCACGGAAGCAGATTGAGGCCCAGACCGGCAAACCTGTCGTGTCGAGCCAGAACTTCTTGGGCAACAGGTCACGTGCTGCCGACCCGCTAAAGCTCACCAAGGCCAAGGATGCTGACCGGTGATGCTCATTCCAGGCATTATGTAGCAAGCGCGCCAATTCCGGGCCTGTTTCGGTCATTGGTGTATGCGTCTTTTGCATATGCGCGCAGGTGTCATGCGCTATGCAGATGTCAACAAGAATTTGCGATATTCCCATTTTGTACCATATAATCCCTATGAGAGGGAGACGACCAATGGCTGACGCCCGAACCGTCGCAAATCGTTTCCTCACGCTGGCACAAGAGCGTGGGGATACGCTCACACCCATGCAACTGCTGAAGCTTGCATATATCGCAAATGGTTGGATGTTGGGGCTGCATGGCCGCGCGCTGTTCCACGATCCTGTGGAGGCATGGCAGTACGGGCCGGTAATCCCAAGCCTATACAATCAGCTTCGGACCTATCGGGGCCAGCCCGTGACCGGGCTACTGCGTGAACGCAACAACGTCACCCCTTTGGATAATGTTGAAGATGACCTTATCCGGCAGGTTTACGACATCTATGGGCGCCTATCCGGGATTCAGTTGTCTAGGATGACCCACGCGCCCGGGACACCGTGGGCGTTAACCTATCAGCCCGGGGAATTTAGCGTCGAAATCCCCATTGATTTAATTGAAGAACACTACCGCGAATTGGCGGAGACGCGCCCTGAGCGACAGCGGGCCTGACGAGCCATCTAAACGAATTCCCGGATTGCCACCCGCCGAAGAGCGGGCGGCAGGGGGAGAAGGTGACGGTAGCCACTGGCTAACGCCGGAAGAGCTTTCCAAAGTGCAGAACGTATTCACGGGCGGCGTTCTCGCTGGCGTGATCACGGACCACTTCCGCAAGCGCCTGAGTTAACCATCCTAGATTTTGCGATGGGTCACGGATGTATATAGACCCCCATTGTTGGTGCACCTCGGATGATGTATAATCATCACATGAACAGCATGGTACGTGAACCAGATAATTCCCAGCGCGCTTATGGTCTCGACGTTGATGCGGTAAGGGCTGAGATGCAGTCGCCGGCACACATGGTCATCGAGGAATTCGGCCAGGGTCACGGCACGATCATCGGCGCCGAGGGCTTGCGGAAGTTCTTCAAGAACGGCGTTCTGGTGACGGTGAAGCCCAAGGCGAAAAACCCACGCCGCAGGCATCGGGTGGAAGCGGACAAGGAACACGCCGAATGGCTAGCGCAGGCGCTTCTCGACGGCGGCCAGTTCGCCCCTACGTTCCTTGACGAGCCTAAGCAGGTCAGCGCGCACGCCTTCGGGGATAGGCTGGCCAGCCACCCAGCGTCTAACCGTGCGGTCAGCGACACCAAGCCCGTCAGCAAGCGCAGACTGCCACTGCGCCCCGTAGAGCGCAGCAGCGGCCTCGATAAGCAGTTCAAGGGGCATTCAAGCATCCCATTTGGCGTTGCCGTATTCGGGCAGAGAGCGGAGCAGTTCGTTCACCAGCGTTTCGCGCACGGCTTCAAGCTGTTTGAAGTGGTCATGCTTGGGAACGCTGCCCTCGGAGCACTGGTAGATCAAGCAATCGATGGCCTTGATGTAGGGTGCCAGCGCGCGGCCGGTGACGGGAATGTGGGTCTTGTGGATGTAGTTGGGCGCGAAATCCTCCTCGATGTAACGCTGGTTGACGGCTTCCTGGTTCATAGTGAACAGGACGGCGCCGACCTTTGCCAGATCCGGGGTGAACGCGACCTTGACGCCGCAGAAGGTGTACTCGCTGCGCCGGTAGCGCGTGTGTGCCATGTGGACAGCGTTAACGACGTTCTGCATGGTCTGCATCGAGACGATGAAAGCGGACATAGGGTCTTCTCCCTTGTGGTTGGCCTGATTGCCACAACTGCCGACCATGCAGATCGGCAGGGGAAGAAATCAGTCTTCAGACAGCCACTGAAGCAGTTGGTCACGGCGCGCTATGAGAGCGCTGATAACAACGGGGTCATCGCAATCAACAAGCGCCACGGCGATGTCTGCCAAGCAAGTCAGGATGTGTCTCTGGAAGTCGGTCATATCGGGTCTCCTGCCCAGTTCCAGCGGACCCATTGCCCTGCTGATGTCCTAAAGATAGGACGGGAATGTGTGGGCGCCAACAGGAAAATCGTGCATTGAACGCGCCACTAAGCAATCAACGCCACGAATTGTTCGCACACGCCCTCGCGAGCGGAGAAACATGTGACCGCGCCTACCAGTTAGCCGGCTTCAAGCCCAACAGGGGAAACGCAAGCGCGCTTAGGGCAAAACAACACATCCAAAAGCGTGTAGCTGAAATACAGGCCAATATGGCTACCAGAGTGGCGGAAAAGGTCGCGATCGATAAAGCCTATGTGCTAGCTCGCGCCGTCAAGATGCACGAGGAAACCGCAGGATTCCAGGAGTATGCAGCATCCGCTCGGTTCCTCGAAATGGTAGGCAGACACAAGGATATCCAAGCCTTCAAAGACGCCAGCGACGTGAACGTAACCATCACGGTGGATACGGCCATTGCGCGGCTTCAGGCGCCTGTAGAAGCCATTGAGGGCGATTACGAGGTTATCGAGTAGCCTGTTTGGTGTTATAACTTGACCTGAGTGCAAGCGCCCCAGCGGCCAGTATCAGGAAAGTATGACGTTTATGCCGAAAATAGCCCTAGAGCGCCGTCCAATGACGGCTGAAGCCTTCAAAGCCCGCATCCGAGAGATAGGCGTGACACAGCGCGAACTGGCCCGAGAATGGGGCTTTGCAGAGGGCACTGTGTCCAAATGGGCCAACGGGAAACTGCCGGTCCCACTTATGGCTGCATATGCTCTGGATGGATATGTGGCGATCAAGATGGAAGAAGCTGCACGCCTGGCCGGCTATCCGTGGCCACCGATCGGCTATAGCGCATAGCTATGTTACCGCACACTTATTGTGCAATACCGGGTGGTAACAGGCTGATAATCACCTGACATCCAGCAGGTCGGTGGTAACATGGCGGAACTCCGCCGTTCCTGCACATATGACTATTTAACATAATGCGTGTTATGGGTTGGAAACGCACATCGTGTTGCGTGGCTACCTCACTGTTGCTATTATGTCACGCATGGATGCAACACCAAGAAGGGGACCCAGCGACGAAAGCCGGACCACCCCGGGGGCACCTTCGAGTGGAAGCCGAAAGCCTGGCCTTAGGACCACCCACACAATTTTCCCCAATTTTCAAAACTAGGCCCTCATGACGAAACCATCTCTCCCCGAAGAAGGCTTTGTGCGCCTTGACCAGATCATTGGGCGCGGCAACCCCATCCCTGTCGGTAAGACAGCGTGGTGGGAAGGCATCAAGGATGGCATCTACCCGGAGCCGGTGAAGATTGGCAAGCGGGCGGTTGCCTGGAGGGTGGAGGACATCCGGACGCTGATTGTGGCTCTCTCGAACCCTGAGAAGCCCCGCGTGCGTGTTCCGGTTGTAGCGGTCCCGTCAGCATGACCGTCTCTGAGCGCATCGCGGAACTGAAGCGGAAGCTTGCGGCCCGGAGGGGGCAGGTGAGTTACCGGGATAATGTCATCGCCCTGGAAGCAGAAATCGCTCGGTTAGAGGCTTTGCAGAAGGGGCTTTCGGATGGTTGAGTGCGGGTCGGTCGCTACCCCGACGACTGATGGCGGGCGGCTCCTTTTGCCATCTATCTTGTACCATGCACCCTGCCTTGCGGCGCTCCCGAATGGCGGCTCCTTTTATCGGGAATGGGCTGTACCCCAGCAATATGCGGGTCTGCTTTCCCCGCCGCCGCACGTCAACCGCAACCATTATACCAAATCGGTGGACCAGTGAAAACCCTCGCACACAAATGGCGTCTTCTCGGCACATCGAGCCGTCTGGCATTGCTGGCGCAGGAACGCGCTGCTTTTTATTTGGCTGGACTGCGAAGCAAGCACTTACATGGTATAAACAAGTGAACACTTACTTATGATAGGAGGTGATTCTGATGGGCAAGAAGAAGGGTGGCCGGAAGTGCTGACGCTTATCAAGCCGGAGACGGTGGATGAGGTCTATGAGCCTTGGCCGCTTCCGCTTTTCGACGGATATGCGCGTGAGACAGGATTAGACCACCGCGCCCTGTCAGCCGGTTTCTCGGCGCTGGAGCGTGAGAAGCCTTGGTTCTGGTCTGGCGTTACGGAAGCGTACCGCTGCTGGTGTGCTGAGACTGAGCGTCAGGCGTACCAAGGCGCCGCCTGATGTTCGACAGCGTCGCCATCGGGAAAGAGTACGGCCTGCCTCCGCAAGAGGTGCAGGCCCGCTTTCTCACCCTCCAGGTGGCGCGCTGGAAGAACAACTTTCGCCTCTTTGCCAAGGACATTGTCCGTATCCGCACCAAGGACACGGAGATTGAGCCGCTGATCCTGAACTCGGCGCAGACCCTTCTTCACAACGCCGCCGAGAAGATGCTGGCCGAGACGGGATGGGTCCGGCTTATCGGACTAAAGGGCCGGCAGCAGGGCTTCTCCACCTACGTCGCGGCGAGGGGATACTGGCGGGCGACCCTGTGGGACCAGCAGCGCATCTACATCCTGTCCCACGAGATGGATTCGACCAACAAGCTTTTTGCCATGGTCGAGCTGATGCAGAAGGAAAACGCCTTTCCTCCGCAGGTCGGAACGGACAACGCCAAGGAACTGGAGTTCGTCAAGAGAGGGTCTTCCTACTCGGTTGCCACTGCCGGCGTGAAGGCAGGTGGGCGGGGAGGTAATACCTCCTTCTTCCATGGTTCCGAGGTGTCGAGATGGACCAATGCCGAGGATCACTTTGCCGCCTCGGTGAAGACGGTCGCCGAGACGAAGGGCATCCGTGACGTCATCTGGCGGCGCCCTGAAAAGCCGCTTCCTTTTGAGATGAACGTCCCCGAGGTCATCAAGGGGTGGGTGCGACCGCCCTCGGAAATCTGGCTGGAGACGACCTCCGCCGGTCCTACGGGCGCGTTCTACAAACGGTACAAGGACGCCATGGCGGGGAAGGGAGACTACCGCCATGTCTTCGTCCCGTGGAACGTCCAGACCGAATATAGCCGGGAAGGGGAGTTCGAGGCCGGCGTCGATCCTGAGGAGGAAGGTGGCCTGTCGGAGGCGGAATACCAGTCCGCCCTTGGATTGACCGATGGGCAAATGCTGTGGAGACGTGCCCAGCTCCTCGAGTTGGGGTCGCACAACAAGTTCCGGCAGGAATATCCCCTCAGCATCGATGAAGCCTTTTCCACAGGTGATGACGCGGACGCCTTCATCAAGGGGCGGGAAATCCTGCTGGCCCGCAAGAACGTCATGGCGGATCCGGACGCCCCCCTGATTATCGGCGTCGACCCTGCCTCGGCTGGTGGTGACCGCTTCGCCATCGCGTGGAGGCGGGGCAATAAGTGCCTGAAGATCAAATATCGCCATAAGCTCTCTCATGAAGCGGCGGTGGCGTGGATCACCTCCGTCATCGATGAGGACAAGCCGTCCCGGGTGAACATCGACCGCGGGAACATCGGCGCCAACATCATCACCACAATCCGGTCGATGTCCCCAACTTACGCCTCTCTTGTGAGAGGAATAGATTTCGGGAGTACGTCCCAGGCGAAGGAAGCCAACCCCGGGAGATCGGGGCCGGTCAACCGCCGCGCGGAGATTTACGGCCGGCTGAGGGAATGGCTGAAGGATGCCTCGATCCCGGATGAGGACGATCTGGTGGCGGACCTTGCCGGTCCCCGGATCAAGTACCGGACCAACAACGACTGGCTGCTCGAATCCAAGAGCGACATGAAGGCGAGGGGCGTCCGCTCTCCCGATCTGGCGGACGCATTGGCGCTGACCTTCGCCACCCAGGAATTCTTCTCCGAATGGTCCAAGCCCGACAAATCGACGGGCTTTTCAGTCGGGATTCAACGTCAGGAAACAAGAACGTCCGACCTTAGAGGGTCGGCTTACGGGTGGATGGGCTGATGGATGTGATCGTCGATGGAGCGGACATCGTTCAGGTGTCGCGCAAGAAGGTCCCTACTCCAAAGGGGTATGAGAACACCGACAAATTCCTTGCCGAAATGCGCAAGCGGTATGACGAGGGCGTCTCCTTCAACCTTCATAACATCATCGCCGGGCAGGAAGACGCTCGCTTCGTTGTGGGAAACCAGTGGGACCCCGTCGTCGAGAGAAACCGGCGCAATTCCCACAAGCCTGTCCTGACCTTCAACCGCCTTGTGGCCTTCATCGCCCAGATCGTGGGTAACAGACTGCTCAACGAAACGGAAATCCGGGTCTATCCGGACAAGGGAGGGACAAAAGAGGTCGCGGCGATCCGCGAAGGGCTGATCCGCAACATCTTCAAGAACTCGCCGGCCGATTTGGCAAGGGATGAGGCGCAGAAATACCAGGTCATTGGAGGGCAGGGGAACTTCCAGCTCTGTCTTGATTACGCCGCGGACGACGTTTTCGACCAGGAAATCAAGCTGAAGCCGATTTCGGCGCCCTATTCGGTGGTTTTCGACCCTCTTTCCATCGATCCGACCGGCGGCGACGCGGAATGGGTGTTCGTTTCGGACGAAATGCCCGAGGACACCTTTAAAGCCAGGTGGCCGTGGGCTGATGCGGTCTCATTCGACTCTCCCCAGGCTTATCCGTGGAACCAGGGCGGTTATTGGCTGACCGTCGACACAATCAGGGTCGCCGATTACTGGCGCATGGTCATCGACGGGGTGAAAATCCTCGCCCTTCTGGTCGATGGGTCCATTCGGGATGTCACCGACCTCTCGGAAGATCAGTATCCCTTCCTCGATGTGCCGATCGCGACCAAACCGGACGGCTCTTACCGGATTCGGGAGGTCCCGAACCGCTTCGCGCAGAAATATGTCTGCTCCGGCAGCCAGATACTGGAGGGACCATACAACTATCCCATCTCCTCGCTCCCGGTGTACCGGGTTTCGGGCTGGGAGGTGAATGACGGCCTCAAACTCCACCGTTGGGGGGTTGTTCGGTACCTGAAGGACCCCCAGCGCCTCCACAATTTCTGGCGATCGGTCATTGCCGAGCAGCTTGTCTCGACCCCCAGAAATAAATGGCTCGTCACGAAAGCCATGATCGAGGGCTATCAGGAGGATTGGCGGGATTCGCCGATCAAGGACGACCCGTTCCTCTACTACAACCCCGACGAAGGCAAACCCGAAAGGGTGGAGCCTCCTCAAGCTGATGCAGCGGTTCTGGAACAAGCCGCCGCGACCTCCCAGGACATGAAGGATATCTCGAATATCCACGAGGCGTCCTTTGGCATGCCGGGAAACGAGGTATCCGGCAAGGCGATCCAGGCCCGGCAGATGACTTCCGACGTGGGCACCTTCATCTATCAGGACCGTCAGCGAATGGCGGACGAACGATGTGCAAGAAACATCAACGAGCTGATCCCCTACGTCTATGACACCGACCGCGTCGTCCTGGTGATGGGAAGGGATGACAAACAAGTTCAGCAAGCCATCAACAATGGACAGAACAACGACCTTGGCCTTGGAAGATACGGCATCACCGTCTCTACAGGTCCGGCGTCGGTGACCAAGCGAACCTTGGCGGCGGAACAGATGACCGCCTTCATGAACGCCAACCCCCAGGCGGCCGGCCTTGTCGCGGACCTCTTCGCCGAAGCCCTTGACTGGCCGATGGCAACGCAGATCGCCGATCGTCTCAAGAAATTCCTGCCTCCGGGTGCTGTTCCCGAGGACGAGATGTCGCCGGAGCAGAAGATGGCGCAGGCCCAAGCCCAGCAGGAAGCGGCGAACCAGCAGGCCATGGCGCAGGCCCAGGCAGAGGCAGAAATCGCCAAGACCCGCTCGGAAGCCGCCAACAACGAGGCAAAGGCAAATCTTGCCAAGGCCCAGTCCATCCAGGCCATCGCCGACGCCGAGGCCCGCCTGAAGGACGTGAACAGCAAGGTCGACGAACGGGAGATGCGCGCCCTTCTCGATACCGTGGACCAGCACAATCAGATCACCGAAGACGATCGCCAATTCGAAGCCGGGCGCGAAGATGCCCGCAAGGAGAACGTAAATGATTGAGGACAGCGCCTTTACCCAGCCGGTGGAAGTCGGGGGCGATGCCGCCCTTCAGGAAACTGCAAAGCCCGTCGAGGCTCCCGAGGAGGAAGTCCTTGAGCTTACCGAAGGCGATGAACTCGCCGAGGACGACAGCGATGCTGAGGGTGACAAGCCCAAAAAGCGTGACATCTCCGCCAAGGACCGCATCAAGGAACTGAACCGGCGCCTGCGCGAGCGGGAGCGGGAGCTGGAGACCGTCAGAAGCAGCGGTTTGCAATCCCAGATCGACGAAATCAAAAAACTGTTGCAACCGGGCAACAGTGGTGACAATATTGCAACTGAAAGGGTTGCTCCAGATCCTTCGGACCTGAAGAAGTACCCCCTCGGTGCCCTCGACGACCGTTACGTTGAGGACCTGACTGACTGGAAAGTAGACCAGAAGTTCAGGTCGGCCCAGCAGCGTCAGCTGGAACACGATGCGAAGGCGGAAGCCGACCGTGTCGCGTCAGAAAGCCTCCAGAAAGCGCGTTCCATCGTCGACAAGGGTTCGACGGCTTACGACGATTTCGAAGAGGTTGTCTGGGAAGGCGGAATGCGCGGCGATTATGCCATGTCAGAACCCACCTTCCACGCGCTCACCGAGGCTGAACACAGCGTCGATATCGCGTACTGGCTGGCGAGCAACAAGGCCGAGGCGGCCCGGATAGCGGCCCTCTCCCCGTACAAGCAAATCCAGTGGGTTGCGCAAAAGAACGCTGAGTTCTCGGCCAAGAAGGTCACCCGTAAGGTGCCTCAGGCTGACAATCCCGCATCGCATCAGGCTCGCGGAACCTCCGGGAAGTTCGCTGTCGATCCGGCAACCGAAGACCTAGGAGCATTCAAGCGAGCTCTCTTCAACCGATAACGGGAGAGCCGGGCTCTCCCCTGAGGAGAGTCCCTGATGGGCACGGTTTCAGCACCCCAAAGTTCCCTCGTTCTCAATGCCTTCGCGGCGTATTTCGAGAACGAACTCGTCTCCGCCCAGGCCGTCGACTGGAAGATGTACGACGGCGACATGGCCGACACCAACCGCCTGCAGGTCATCGAGCAGGTCGAACCCAACTATGCGGTCACCCAGACCGTCAATGGCGTCGCCGATCTCTCGGCCGGCACCCAGGGCTCGATCTTCGGTGGCGAGCTGTTCCTTGTGAATCGCGCCTTCGGCACCTCCATGGGCTGGGGCGATTTCGAGGCAATCCAGACCATCGGCGATGCCCGCGAAAGCCGTGCGCTCAAGTCGAGCGCCCGCAAGCTTGCCGAGCAGGTTGACGCCTATATCTGGTCTGTCGCCGCGCTGGCGTCCGACAACTGGACCGGCACGCCGACCACCAGCCTGTCGAGCCAGAACGACGTGGTCTCCGCCTACACGCGCCTCAAGGAAGAGGGCGTGGAGGATGGAGACATGCGTTACATCATGAACTTCACCGATCGCCAGCTTCTGGGCAATCAGGTCATCAACCTGACCGCTCCGGACAAGTTCACGACCGAGACCTACAAGGAAGGTTTCGACTCGATGATCAACGGCATCCCGGCGCTGTTCACCCAGCAGCTTCCGACGATGACCACCGGCACCCGCACCACCTCCGGCGCGGCCCAGGTCAACGGCGCCGCGGTGAATGTCGACTACGCGGACGTGGCGAACCAGACCAGCAACAACGGCTGGTACATGACGCAGACGCTGGCCATCAAGAACATGACCAACGCCGACACCATCGTGGCGGGCGAAGTGTTCACGATTGCCGGTGTGTACGCCTATGACAACCGCAAGCAGGCCGCCGTCTCGCCGGCTCGTCTGCAGCAGTTCACGGTCGTTGTGGGCACCACGCTCTCGGGCACTACCGGCACCATCCGCGTGTTCCCGGCGATTATCGTCCCGGCGACCGGCTCGGGTGACAACGTCAACATCAACACCGCCCATGCGACGGTGACGGCGGTTCCGACCAACGGCGCCGCGATCACCTGGCTTGGCGCGGCCTCGACCACCCTGTCTCCGCGTCTCCTGATCCAGAAGCAGGCCATCGTGTGCAACACCCAGCAGCTTCGCCTGCCGGTGACCGGCATCGGTGTCCGCCGCAAGCTGGAGAAGGTTCCGCTGTCGGTTCGCATGTGGTCGAACAGCACTTTCGATACGGGCGACTTCGGCGTCCGCTTCGACCTGATGCTGAACGCCAATATCCGTGACCGTCGCCGTCTCTGCCGCTTCAACGGCTCGTAAGGGAGGCTGTGATGGATACCGGAACCACGAACTACCCGAACCCGGCACTGAGCACCGTCGACCGCGTGCTGGTCGTGCTGCGGAATTCCGATGGTGTCGGCACCAAGGGTTCCGTTAACCCGGCAGAAGTCTTCAACGGCGTCGGTCTGGGCTACACCCAGGACGGCGCTGCTGTGGAGCAGGGAACCAGCCGAACCACTGGCGTCACGATCGATGCCCTCTCGGGCGCGATCACGCTGGTCTCGGCGGCCGGCTCGACCACGGCGGCATCCTTTACCGTCACCAATTCCACGGTCGCGGCGACGGATGTCCCGGTGGTGGTCCAGAAGTCGGGCACGGACAAGTACAACATCGGCGTCTCGGCGGTCGCGGACGGGTCATTCGTGATCACCTTCCGCACCTTCGCCGGCACGACCACGGAACAGCCGGTGTTCAACTTCGCGATCATCAAGGCGGTCGCGTCTTAAGGAGCGTCCTATGACGCACCAGGTAAGGGAATCGGGGCGACCTGTCCCGATTGACGTAAACGGCACGGAAGTCCTGAGTGGTAACCATCTGCTCGGCTTCCTTGCCGCCACCAGCGGCGCCATCACCATTTCACTCGCGGACGGCTCCAGTGGGGCGGTCGTGGTTGTAACGGTGGTGGACGCCGTGCCGGTAACCCAGGGGATCTACACCCCGATTCCGATGCAGTTTCCAGCCTATCAGGACGGCTGCACCGTCGCCCTGTCGGGGGGTGCGTCGGGCACCCTGTTCGTCTGATGCTCCTGATCTGGGCATCGCAGCAGAGGGGGGGTGTAACGCCCCCCTCCACACCCTTGGCTGTCATCACCCTTGGTTTTTCACCGGGCGGCATCGCCAACATCGTCTGGTTCGGCTTTGGAGCGGTCTGATGATCTGGGCGCCGGGTCCTTTCCGGTTCGTCATCGAAAACGGGATGTGCATCGAGGCATCCCGGGACGGCTTTGCCCTGCCAAATCCCCAGGCGTTCTATGAGGCGGCCCTGAGAGACAGATACGGCACCTTCGATACGCCGCGCTGCGCCGTGGTCGACGAAAACGGCATTGTTCTGAACGTCATCATGGCCGATCCGGGGCCGGGGCTGATCCAGATTTCGCCTATCGACATCGCCGAAATCGGCCAGCCGTTGCAGATCCGTCAACCCGCACCGTGGGAAGACGATGGCGACTAAAACCGTCTTCATCACCTCCGGCACGACCTGGGTTGTCCCTTCGGACTTCACGGCGAACAACACCATTCACCTGATCGGTGGGGGTGGTGGTGCCCGTAGAAACGCCTCGGGCAACAAGGGTGTTGGTGGCGGAGGTGCTGGAGCCTACTCGGCGCTCAACAACTTCGCCATGACGCCGGGAGCGACGGTCAATGTCAACATCGGCGCTGGAGGTGGAGGCGCTACGGTCAACTCCACCAACGGAACAACGGGCGGGGATACCTGGCTCAACAAGACGACCAACGCGGCGCCGGCTTCTACTGCTGACGGCGGCCTGGCAAAGGGTGGGACGGGTGGAAATACCACCGCTGCCGGTGGCGGGGCGGCGGCATCAGGTGTCGGCGATGTCAAGAACAGCGGCGGTGCCGGAGGTGTGGCTGCCTCAAGCGGCACGACGCGCGGCGGCGATGGTGGAGGTGGTGCGGCTGGTCCACGAGGAGATGGTGGAGCGGGGGCATCGACCGTAACCAATACGACTGGTGGAACGGGTGGTGGCGGCTCTGGTGGGGGAGCCTCGGGCACGGTAGGTGCAGCGGGCTCGACCACCACGACCACGACCGGCGGTAGTGGCGGCAATAACGCTGCAGGGGCTGGCTCTGGTGCCGGTTCCGGCTCGGGAGCGGGGTCTGCAGGCACGGTAGGCGGTGGCGGTGGTGGCTCCTTTGGTGGCCAAGCCTCCGCTGGCGCGGCCGGTGCCGGTGGTCCCGGAACCGATTGGACGCAGACCAGCGACAGCGCCACGGCGGGGCCGGGTGGTGGCGGGGCGGGATCTGGATATTCAACCGGCACCACAGCGACCGCAGGGGCCAATGGCGGCCTTTATGGCGGTGGTGGTGGTTCGGCTGGTGGCGCAACCACAACCTCCGGAAACGGGGGTAACGGCGCCCAAGGCATCATCGTGGTGGTGTACACGCCCAGCGGCAACCAGCTGCAAAGCGCTCCCGGCGTTATCGGGGGGTTCTCCTCTCAGGATTTCTACAGCGCGCACATTGCGCAGCTTGGATGGGGTATCTAGATGGCCTCCACAGACGCACGCCCCGTACCCCTCAAAAACACCGCGATGCGGATCACGTTTCCCTTGCGGGATTCTAGCGGCAACCTCGTCACCGGCGCCGCGGCCCTCGACAGCGAGGTTTCCAAGGACGGCGGCACCTTTACGGACTGCACCAACGAGGCGACAGAAATCGCCACGGCCTCGGGCATTTATTACCTCGATATCACCGCGACGGAGATGAACGCAGACACGGTTGCCATCATCGTCAAGGCGACCAGTGTTATCACCTTCTCCATCGTGATGTACCCAGACTCCGGTGGAGATATCACCGTCAATGTCGGCTACTGGAACGGTACCGCGGTTGCCACTCCCGCGACGGCAGGCATTCCCGATGTCAACGTCAAGAACATCGACAACGACGCGGCCTCTGCCTCCGGAACTGTCACCTTCCCCAATGCGACGCTCGCCAGCACGACCAACATCACGGCCGGCACGATCACCACCGTCTCGGGGAACGTGACGGGCAATGTCGGCGGCAACGTCACTGGCTCTGTCGGCTCGGTGACGGGCAATGTCGGCGGTAACGTCGTCGGGTCTGTCGCTTCTGTTTCCGGCAACGTCGGTGGCAATGTGGTCGGGTCGGTCGCCTCCGTCTCCGGGAATGTTGGAGGTAACGTCACCGGCTCGGTTGGTTCTGTTGCGACAGGGGGCATTACGGCCTCCAGCTTCGCCGCCAATGCCATTGATGCCTCGGCCGTCGCGGCTTCTGCCGTAGCGGAGATCCAGTCTGGTCTGGCGACTTCCACGGCCACGACCGACATTCAGTCTCGCCTACCTGCTGCTCTGGTCAGTGGGCGCATGGACGCCAGTGTTGGAGCGATGGCTGACGATGTCATCACGTCCTCGGCCCTCGCTGCGTCGGCGGTTACCGAGATCGTGACGGGCGTGACCACGACCACCCTGACCGAAAGCTATTCGACGGTCGGAAGTTCGGTGACCTTGGCGCAGGGCGTCTACCTGATGATGCAGCGGCTCTACAACTTCCAGATTTCGGGCACCACGATCAACATCACCAAGCTTGATGGCTCGACCAGTGCCGCGCAGATCACGATCGACAGCTCTACCGCCCCGACAACCAGCGAGCGGACTTCATGAGCCAGGCGCAGGACATCATCCAGTCGGCCTACCGCGAACTGAACCTGATCGCGATCGGAAAAACTCTGTCTACGGCGCAGATCACCGAGGGGCTTCAGCTTCTCAATCAGGCATACACCTATGCCATCGGGACTGTAGCGGGGGAATTCTACCAGAACTGGCTGCTGGGCAATTACGGGCTGGAAGACATCTACATCGTCGATTGGAACCAACTCCAGCTGCAGAACCCGCCGGCCAATGTGCGGCTGGTGATGACGGCCGAGAGTTCGATGACGGTCTGGTTCCCGCCCTATCCCTCGGACGGGGCGAGGATGGCATTTATCGACCCGCACTCCCTGCTGTCGACCTATCCAATCCTGTTGGACGGCAACAGCAACCTGATCGAGGGCAGCAATACCAAGCTGCTCGACACGAACGCCATCAGCAAGGAATGGCTCTATCGCGCCGACCTTGGCAACTGGCTTGCCCTGGAGGTGCTGGAGGCGACGGACACTTCTCCATTCCCGGATATCTACGACCAGTTCTTCTCTCTACTGGTTTCGCTCCGGTTGTCTCCCCGGTCAGGCGTGGGCTGGTCCGCAGAGACGACAGCCTTCTTCAAGGCGATAAAGATGAAGTTTCAGGCGCAATACATCCAGCGTGCGCCGCTGAAGCGCGATCCGTCCCTCGACTGGATGTCGCGCCAGTCCTACACCCAGTTCTATCCCTATCCCTATGGCTCGCAGAGCGCCTTCAACACTGGCTGGGCGTGGTGGGGGCCGGGATGGTAGACATTCAGGTCGGTCACAGCACATGGCGGCGTAATGTCGCCAAGGAGCCCAACGCTCCTCTCAGGAACAGGTTCTTCGAGCAAAACCCTGTCCTCAATCAGAGCCAGGATTTTCCGGCACTTATCGCCCGCCCAGGCCTGAAGAAATTCGCCCAAATTGGTGAAGGCCCCGTCAGGTTCTGCTTCAGCGAAGCGGGAGTATTCGACGACAATGCATTCATCGTTTCGGGACTGGACCTGTATCGCCTGGACAGCGCCGGGACTGACACCTTCATCGGCACGATCTCCAATGACACCATCGGTGCTGTCTCGATGGCCGCCACGGGAAACATCGGAGAAACCCCGGCTTACCTGTTTATCGCAGATGGGGGCGTCTTGTGGGTTTATACCGAGAACGGAAGCGCCACCGGACATCTACAGGCCTCGGGGACGATCGCTAACAACGACACGGTGACCATTGCCGGCATCTATTACAAATGGACCAATGGCAGTGTCGATGCAGGAACGCCCGATGGTTCGTCAGGCAATCCATGGTTGGTAAAACTTGGAGGCGCCAGCTCTGCGTCTCTCGGCTCTCTCTATCTCGCGATCAACGCCGGGGGTGGTGCTGGCGACGACTATTCTACCAATCTGGAGGCAAATCCGGATGTCGCCTCCAACGTCCAGACGGGGAACGATCTCTATGTGGTCGCGCGTCTTGCCGGCCTGGACGGAAACGCCATAGCGGTCGCGGAGTCAAGCGCCGCGCTTTCCTGGGTTACAGGATCAACCCTTACCGGAGGGGGCACAAACCAACTTCGTCAAGTCGGGATGCCTGACGATGTGGGGGCAATCTCGGTTGCTTCGTTCAACTCCTATGTGATTGTGGTTCCCGTCCAGGGCAGGGACGTGAACGGGCGGTTCTACTGGATCAATCCGGGGGAAACCTTCATCGACCCGCTGGATTTCGCAACGGCCGAAAGAAGCCCGGACGCCATCAACCAGGTTCTTGCCCTGTCTGACAGATTCTGGCTTTTCGGCCAGTCCTCCAGCGAGACATGGGTGACCTCGGGGAACCTCGACGCCCCCATGGTGCGGATGCAGGGCATTCTCTACGAGCAGGGAACGTGGCCCGGCACCGCTGTCAAGGTCAACAACAGCGTCATCCTCGTGGACCAAAACGGCGATGTCTACGAAGTCGCCGGAGGGCTGAAGATCCTTTCGCGGCCGGACATCTCCGAATTGATCCGAGAGGCCATCGCATACCAACAGACGTTCGGAGGCTGATATGCTTATTTGGGCTGATCTTCCCAGTGGGTCCCAGGGAATCTATGGTGGGCAGAAGGCGAGGATGCTGGATGGCATCTGGGCTGAGGTCACCGACAACGCCTCCTTGGGCGAAGACCCGGACCCCAACATAACTGGATCGGTGCTTCATTTCGGCGCTGCCCATGCCCGGTTCGTGCTTCCTGCCACGACAACAACTGTCGGAATTGCAACGAGGATATGGCTCGACAACATTCCCAATTCGAACGGGGCGAGACCGGCGTTTCATCAGTTCCGCGACGTAAGCAACAACGTGGTTCTACTGGTGTTTGTTTCTCCCACCGGATCGATCCAGGTGTATCGGGATGCAGATGGGGTCACCGGGGCTGCTACCCTTATCGGTCAGACCGCTGGCCCGGTTATGGTGGCGCAGTCATGGCGGCATGTAGAGACCAAGGCGTTCCGCAGCACGACCGTGGGGACAGTGGAAGTACGCGTGGAGGGGGTTACCGTCCTCAGCCTGACCAATGTCAACACTGGCGCTGCTGATTATGCCCAGGTCGCCATCGGGAATACCTACAGCCTGGTCTCGACGGGAACCATCCACGACCAGAAGGACGTAATTTTCTGGAACGGCTCCGGCTCTGAAAACAACACCTTTATCGGGCCGTGTGGCGTGTACTGGTGTCCTCCCGATGCGGATGTCTCTTCTGGATGGTCTCGCACCAGCGGATCAACCGACTGGCAACTGGTGAACGAAAGCCCACCCAACGATAGTGGTTACATCTACGCGGGAAATCCGCCCCCATCGCCATCAATCATGAACGTGGTTGACCTCCCTCCCGAAATCGTCGCGATCCGGGGAATCATCTCGGTTGTGCGGTCGGAAAAATCCGATGGTGGAGACGGCAACGAGCAGAACAGCCTTTCTCCTAACGGAACAGATTGGGATGATGGCGCCGACAACCCAATTTCGACGGCGTTCAGCTATTATTTCGATGTGTCCGAAGTGTCACCAGATACTACGGCTCCATGGACGCCAGTTGAATTCTCGACGCTTCAACTAAAGCTCAACCGGACGGTCTGATGGCCGTTACCCCGCAGGTCCGGGCCTCTCAAGCCGGCGTTGTCAGTGTCGCCGAGGGCGATTTCGACTTGCGTGTTTCGCAGGCAGGCGTTATCGCGGTCGCCATCATCCCCACAGAGTTCGTTCAGGTATCCCAGGCGGGCGTCATGGTGCCCACTGATGCGAATCTTGATGTCCGGGTATCCCAGGCGGGCGTCATGGTGGTCGGCCGTGGCCGGGTGCAGGACCCAGTCATGCGGGCATTCACGTTCTGGCAGGACAATCATTGGTACTATGTGCTGCGCCTCCCGACCGGCTATACCCTGGTTTGGGATGACACGGCTCAGCAGTGGTATATCTGGGGCTCTGGATCATCTACGTCGTGGCGCCCATACCATGGAATCAATTGGCTCGGGTCTGGTCCGCTAATGCAGGCCTATGGATCGAATGTCCTTGTCGGAGACGACGGGAACGGCTCTGTTTACATGCTCAATCCGGATTCCCCAACGGACGATAGCGCCATCGTCGGCGCCGCTGATCCGCAGCCATTCCTGCGTCAGATCACCGGACAGGTGGCAACGAGAGACCGGGGGTATGTCCAGTGCTACGGCGTGCGCCTCATGGGATCGATCGGGGAGAATTCTCCGGACCTGACGGAAGTGACACTGTACGTCTCCGATGACGAAGGCCACACCTATGATGACATGGGGGCGGTCACCGTCGATGAAGGCGATGTCAGCGCCCGGGTGGACTGGGTCGGGGGTCTGGGAGCCTTTACCGCTCCCGGAAGGTTGTTCCGTATCGAGGATGACGGCGCGCTGCAGCGGATAGACTGGCTGGAGTTCATGGACGGGAAGGCTGATGGCTGAACTTGTCGTCCCGAAACTTCCGCCTCTCGTCGACCTGAACGGCGCCCAGCCGATCGTCAACAAGGACGGCTCGGCCTCGCAATACTTCCTGCGCTACCTGTTCGACCGCGGCGGATTTCTGACGCAGTTCGACGAGTTCGTTGCCCAGCTGATCGCGGAATTGAACGACCTTCAGGTCAAGGCTGGCGGTGCGTTGACAGTCACGCCCGACCCTGGGCTTATTATCAGCAGCCCGACCATCTCTCTTGATGCGCTAGCCCCCGATCCGTCGGGAAGTTTTACCAACGCCAATATCACCGTTGATGAATACGGACGTGTGACCACTGCGACGAACGGCGGAAGCATCGGCACGGTCTACACCAGTGTAGTGACATCAGGGACACTCAATGTTCCGTTGAATGGACCTGTCTCGGGGTTTGCAGTTTCCAACACGATAGCCGTCCCCGCTGGAGCCTCGACACGGCGATTCCTCGCGCATGGGCACTTTCAGACCAACAGCGCCTATAACGGGGTGTGCCAGATCGTCATTCAGTACGATAGTTCCGTGTATGTCGCGGATAGCATGGTTATCCCGCTGAATAACAATGCCGCTCTCGGTTTTCGCGGGGATATCTTCACGATTGTCGATCTGGACGGGTCGGCCCACAACGTTCAAATGTCTTTCATCAGCAACTTTGGCGCCTTTACCTGCACCATTGGGCTTGCGGATCTTGCCCTGATCCAGGTCAGTTAAAGACAATCCATAGCACCGTCGCCAAGAAGCCGATGGCGTTAAGAGCGCAAATACACAGACCTAATACAACGAGTTTCCCCATTCGGTTATTATAACCGACTGCCTTTGGTGGGCAAGTGTTGACGGTCACGCCCAACAAGGGTAATATTATTACGCCTCCCCGCCTTTGCGCGCATTGCTAAACAGGACCACCGGGGGTCTACGGGTCCAACCTAGCAGGGTTCCGATGGACCTTTCCGCGCGCATAATCCATGAAATTCAAGAGTCCTCCCTTTACGAGGGGTTGGGCGTCGCCGACTTCATTTCAGATCGCGAGAACGTCGCGATGTGCGTCGGCGCGTGGCTTTCGGATATCCGAAATGTCGCCATGCTCGAGGGCGACGACCTGGCGCTGTTCGATTACGTCGCCCCCGGTATCTACAGCATTCACCTGTTCTTTCGCTCGCGCGGCAAGGAAGCCGTGGAGGCCGGGAAGGCGATCACACGGCGCATGTTCGACCACGGCGCAAAGATGATTGTGGGCCACGTTCCCGCGATTAACCGCAAGGCTGGCGTCATTGCCAGAATGGCGGGCTACCACTTCGCCGGCACCCGCGAAACACCCTACGGCAAGGTTCTCGTCTACCTTATTGCCCCGGAGACGCACTGATGGGCTTCCTCGACAAACTGTTCATGCCGCAGTCCAAGGCGGTGGCGTCCAACGTCAACCAGAAGCTGCTGACCAACACCTACTCGCCGGTCATGCAGCAGGGCATCACCGGAGGCAACTACCTCTATTCCCTCCTGACGGGCCAGGGACCAGACGTAGGCGCGGCTAATGCGGGATATCAGGACTATCTGGACAATGCGGGCTATGACGCGGCGCTCCGAAGGATGTCGCAGAGTGTCGTGGGGGGTGGGGCCGCTTCCGGGCTTCTGCGCTCTGGCGCCACGTCCGAGGCCCTTTTGAACCAAGGCGCTGAAATCAACCAGAGCTACTACAACAACTACCTGCAGGCTCTTGGGGGTCTGTCGGATATGGGCCAGCAGGCCGGTCAGCTGGTGGGCAACGCGGGTGCTGGTCAGGTGGTCAAGAAGCCGAGCATCCTCAGCACGATTGCGTCTCCGCTCGGTGGTGTTGCGGCTCAGTTGAAGGGGTCCGACCGCCGCATGAAGCGCGACGTGGATCTGATCGAGACGCTTCCGGATGGACTGAACATCTACACGTTCCGCTATCGGGATGACCTTCCCGACGAATTGGCGGCTTACGTCTGCCCGGGCCAGCATGTCGGCGTGATGGCGGATGAGGTCGAGCGGCTGAGGCCGTGGGCTCTTGGTCCGACCATAGCGGGCTATCAGACCGTCAACTACGGAGCGTTGTGATGCCCTTCCTCGCTCCTCTTTTTGCGGCTCTTGGTGCAGGTGGTGCTGCGGCGGCCGGTGGCGCGGCTGCTGGCGCGACGGGTCTTAGTGCGCTGGGGACCGCTGCTGCCGGCACTGCTGCCGCGGCTCCGGCTATCGCTGCCGGTACGGGCGCCGTAGCTCCTGCGGTTGCCTCGGGGCTTGGTGCGCTGGGCACTGCGGCAAGCACGGCAGGCTCCACATTGGCGAGCGCTCCGGCTGCGGCTGGTGCCGGGAACTTCCTTGAGAAGCTCTCCAACATGGCGCCGAAGGACGACAGCAACGATTCCCAGATATTGAACGGCGCTCCCGGCTTTGGGCCGATCGCGTTCCGTGGCAACCGCCAGTTCACTCCCGTAGGGCGGTATGCCCATCCTGCCGAGATGTACCAGGACAACTACCTTCAGTCGCTGATGGCGAGGCGATAATGGATAACTTCCTTCAATCGCTGATTCCAGGCACCCAGGACATGCCCGAGGACCGCTTTGCCGCGTCCCGGTTTCCGGCGCCACAAGCCCCTCAGGCCCCAACCGCTGCCGAACAGCCGCGCAAGAAGGTATCCACGCTGGACCTCGTTGGAACCATCCTCGACGGCATCGCCTCCATGGGTGGCTCCGAGCCGCAATACTGGCCGACCATCAACGCCCGGGCCAAGCAGCAACAGGACGCGCAGAACGACGCTGCGAAGAACGCCTTCTACCAGGCACAGACCTACCACACCAACATGGACGCGGCAACGGCGCGGGCAAAGCTTGTAGCCCCGCTCGCCGAGCGTGCGCTGCTGGCCTACAAGAACGCAGGCCCGCAAGGTCTGGAGAAGATACTTCCGGCGTTCTACCAGACGCTGCATCTCACTCCGGACGAGGTCAATCAGTACCATACGGCAATCATGAACGATCCGGAGGGAATGCTGGGTGCGCTGTCCTCTTATGGGAAGGAGGACAAGGCGCCAACCTATGCCCTACAGCCCGTCCGCGTCATTAACCGGGCCACTGGCGAGACGCGCCTTATCCAGATGGCTAGCAATGGCGGCATGAGATACGACACCCTTCCGCAAGGCTTTGAAATCGCCGACCCGCTCCAGTTTGTTGACCAAGGCACCCAGATTCAGCCCACTAGCAAGCAGACTGCTGCTCCTGTTGCGGACCCTGTTCCTGTGTCCGGGCGACCGGCTGTTGGCGATGTGCAGGTGCCGAGCCCCACGGGAGCGCCAACCAATCAGTTTTATCAGGCTCCCGGGTCCCAGGCTTATCAAGAGCGCATGGACAAGGCGACCGAAGGCGTCAACAAGACCCAAGGCCTAAGCGTGGCCTTTGACGCCGCCGACCGGGAGATAGCCGGCCTAGAAAAAGAGATCGAGGTCCTTAAGAACGCAGGCGGCATGACTGGCGTTAAGGGCCAGGGATGGCTCGGCAATGCGCAAGCGTGGGCCTACCAGAACATTCCAGGATACGAACGCATCACCAATTCCGACGCCGGTTCGGCGCGAAAGTCTATCGACACGATTACTACCAATCTTTCGACGAATCTTGGTAATGCCATCAAAGAGGCAACCAACGCGGGAGTTCCAATGACCTCGCGCCTGATGGATACGCCAGCGGAAGTTCAACGCTTCAAGGACGCGATTACCAATGCGGACGACTACAAGTCAGCGGTTGATGCCCTGAAAGAGTTTAAGACCTTCGTCACGGAATCTCGAAAGCTTCTACGTCAGCAGATCGTGAAATCTCAGGCGCGCAAGAACCAGGTAGGGCGCGCGCCATCCAATATCCCGGTTTCCGAGCCTACCATTTCGAACTGGTGACCCATGCGGAATGTCACAGTCACATTTGCCGATGGTAGCCAGCATACCTACCAGAATGCTCCGGACGATATCACTCCGGAGGACGTGACTGCTCGCGCTCAACAGGAATTTGGCCAGCCGGTTACTGCGCTGGATGGAGGGCGTGCATCTCCCCTCCTTGAGGACATGCAGAACGCCACTCGCATTGGAGCGCGTGACGCGGCGAAGGCGGTCGAATACAAGCCGAGCGTGCGCGTTGGGCCGCAGGGAGGGGATAAGGTTTCCACGTCGACGCTATCGGATCTGGTTGCGGGGAGTCCGAAGGTGACATCGCGGCAGGAGGAGGTCGAGCAGATCGCCCGCAGCCGTTATGACCAACAGCGCAAAATGAACATGGTAAAGGACATCCCCGTTCTTGGCCCGTTGACGGATTATAGCAATGCCACAATGGCGTCGGTCGCAAATACCATCGGCGCTGGACCGAGGCTGGTTGCGGGATATCGCTCGCTGGTCAATGGAACGCCATATCGGGATGAGTTCGATGTTGCTGAAGCCGAAAACCGGCTTGAGCGCGGGGCGTCAACGGCTGGCGATGTCACGGGCATGGTCATGGGAGGAGCTGGACTGACGGGTGCGGGAAGTGCCGTTACAGGGCGCCTTGCAGCCAGCGGTGTGCCAATTATTGCCCGCGCAGGAAATGCGCTAGAGCGAGCCGCGACGCTCCGGGCGGGGGAGTGGATACCCAACACCCTTAAGATTATCGGGGTTGGCGCTGGCACGGGTGCGTTGCAGTCGGCCGGCGAAGGAAGCGACGTAAAGAAAGGGGCGATTGCTGGCGCAGTTGCGGCACCTCTTGTTGTTGGTGGGATCAATCTTGTCCGCGGGGCAGGTTCCTACATCCGGAACTTGACGCGGCCATACTCCAGCAATGTGGACCGAGCCGCACAGGAAATTATCACTGAAGATCCAAACATTATAAGAAACCGCCAAGAGGATTTGAGCGCGCGGACCGGCAACAATGTCCCGGCGATTGCCGCCCTCAATGACCAGGATTACCAGCGCGTCGCGACTCGTTTGCTGAAAGAATCTCCAGAGGCAAATGCTGTTGCGAAGCAAGAGACGGCCAATAACATCCGCGGTTTCATGAACCGAATGATCAGCCATGTAAACCGTGCTGGTCAGAGCGCCGATGCAATGAACGCCTCGGTCGAGGATTTGGTGCGCCTGCGCCGGGATACCGCCAATGAGATGATGGCGCCAATTGAGAACGAGGTCATGGACCTTTCGAGGTTGCGACTTGGCGACCTGGAGCAGGAACTCACTGATCGCATTGGTGGCCGGATTACTGACCTAGCGCCACGCGTCCGGATGGCTCTGCGCGGGACCGCAGAAGGTGGACCAGTCAATGTAACTGTTCGAGAACTGGACGATCTTCGCCAAGCGCTTGATGGCGCGAGTAAGTCTACAATGAACTCTAATCCTGGAGAGAGCATGGCATATCGCAATGCAGCGGTTGCCATCCGTAATTTCGTCAACGACGCCCATCCTGAATTCGGAGCGATGGTTGATGAATATGCTCGGCGGTCGCGGATGATTGAGGGCTTCCAAACGACGGCGGCGGGGAAACGAATTTCGGATGTAAAGAACCCGGTACTCAGCGACAACCTGCGCACCAATGAGGGCCGCATCGGAATGCGTGCTGGCGAACTTTTCCGTCAGCGAGAGGCAGTTGCTAGGTCGCCTTCCTCAGCCATCAACGCTGCTCGGGATTATGCGGCTGAAGGAAAGCTTACGCGACAGGCTAACCCGCTCGACCCAATGGCTGCGCAGCCTGGGACCGTGACCGAAAACCTCAATCCGACCGCCGCTGCTAACTTGGCCGACGCCTCCCGTGTCGAATACGACACCGTTCAGCGGATGCTTCAGGCTGGCCGTATCAATGCCGCAGACGTGCCGAACGAGGTGCTGGATAGCCCCGAGACCATGATCTATGGGGCGCTGACTGGTGGGAAGGCAGGGTTCTGGAGGTTGGCAGGCCGCTTGGCGGGGACGCTCCCGACAAACGTATCGCCGGGTGTGTCTGAAAATCTGACGCGGATGCTGTTCAGCAATAACCCCGCACAAACAGAACAAGCGCTGCGCGCCCTTGAGCGAGTCGGAGTTACGCGCCAAATGGTCCGTGGCTTGATGAGCACCCAAATTCCTACGGCCACGTCGGCGATTGGGGCGGCTCGTCAGAAAACTCAACAGCCTGAAGAACCGCAGCCCATTCCCGAAGACACACAAACGGCTCCCGGGCCTCAGTCCTATGATGATCACCTGGAGAACTTGCTTCAGGACCAACCACCTGAACTTGCCGCTTTGGCATCTCGCGTCGAACAGGCTGAAAGTGCTGGAAATCAAGAAGCGCGCTCCTCGAAGGGCGCGACCGGCGTCATGCAGGTAATGCCTGATACGGCGCCCGAGGCAGCCCAGCTTGCTGGCGTAAGCTTTGACAAGGACCTCTATGAAAACGATCCGGAATACAACCGCCTGCTTGGCACTGCCTACCTAATGGAAATGCTTCGCCAGTTCGACGGCGATGTAGCCCACGCCGTGGCTGCTTACAATGCAGGCCCCAATGCGGTCCGCAAGGCCATTGAGAAACGTGGAAGCCGCTGGCTCCAGGCCCTTCCCGACGAGACCCAGGAATACGTCCAGAGGGTGCTCGGATGACCTACTTGAACGCGATTACACCTAGTAACGCGATAATGACAATAAGCAGTGTCACGACTGGGCTCGCTGCTAGACCAGCAATCAGGGCCGCCAGGATGGCGCCCACGACGATCAGGACTAGGGCCATCTTTACGAGGCCGACAACGAATAGAAACAGCCCTTCGCCGAAACTGTGTCCCGATCCCCAGAATGGCTCGCCCATTCACACCACCTGCATCACAACCCAGACGATGCCCAGCAGGGTCATCCCGGTCACGAACGAAACCACCTGTTTGATAAGCCAGCCGCGCCCCATGAGGGGGAATATGCGACTCATTACGGAGACATTCAAGATTTAGCAGCGCCCGCCTGACCGAGGGCTAATCGATCAGGCGAGCTGGGCCATAACCCACGACGGAGTGAGTCATGACTTGGGGCAACGGTAATCAGGTGTGGGGCGGAAGCGCCAGAGCGAAGGCGCACCAAAATGAGCGATGACAAGTTCTCGGAGACGCGCGAGATGGTGATCAGACAGCAAACCCAGATCGAAGCCTTGGCGGCCGGACAGGCGCGCATCGAGGCGAAACTCGACAAGATTTGCGAGGACAACGAGGACCAGCACCGGCAGGCCCGGGAGATGATTACCCATGGCCTTGGCCGGGTGCATGAGCGCCTGAATGTGATGATCGTCGGCGGGTTCGGCGCAGCGATTGGCGTCATCGCCTACCTGCTGGTCTACGGCGCACCTTGGGTCACCAAGGAACAATACAAGGACGACATCGGCTCGATCATCCAGGAGATCAGGAAGTGATCGAGCCCATCCAGTTCCAGCACCTTGTCCGCGCCACGCTACAGGGCTTCACGGCAATCCCCTATACGGTTGAGGCGGAAACCCTCCTCTTGATGACGGCTGCCCATGAAAGCCGCCTGGGGGAGTTCCTGTATCAGTTGAAGGGTCCCGCTCGAGGAGCGTGGCAGATGGAGCCCGCGACCATCGATGACCATTATCAGTGGCTCGCTGGAAAGCCTTCTATCCGTCAGGCCGTAGAGGGGCTGAGGCCGCCTGCAATCCGCCCCGCCGACGCACTGGTGGGCAATCTGCCCTATGCCTGTGCCATGGCGAGGATTCACTACTACCGCCGCACCGGGCCTCTCCCAAAGGATCTGGACGGCATGGCGGCGCTGGCCAAGCACGTATTCAACACCGACCTTGGGAAGGCAACCCCGCAGGATTATCGAGATGCCTATGCCAAATTTTACGGGTAAGCCCTCATGGAGGATACGCCGGCTGGTCATCTTCGCCGTGCTGGCGCTGTGCTTCTACGTGGTCATCCGGATTACCGAGAGCAGCCGGGACCGTCCCGTCGATGAGGTTCTGGTGATGGCAGCGTTCGGCACCATCACGGCCGTAGTCGGCGCCTACGTGTTCGGCGCGACATGGGAGACGGTGAAACTGGAGCCGCCGCGGCGTAGGGCTTCCGGTGCCGATTACGACAACACCAGCACATACGACTTCGGAGGCTGACATGATCGCCGCCATCCTCTCCGCATGGACCTGGATACGCACCGCATGGCCGTGGCTTCGATATGTCGCGGGTGGGATTGCCGTCCTAATCGCCCTTGGCTGGCTCTACAGCGCCGTCTGGAATCGGGGCTATGAAGCGGCGGATGATAAGTGGAAGGCCGCTCAGCGTGCCGCAGAAGCCAAAGCACAGGCCGATAGCTGGGCGCTGGTCGGCAACATCAACGCGCTGGACGTAAGCCTCTCGGCCGACATGGCGGAAACCCAAAAAGCAAGGACCCTTTACCGTGATCGCATCAGAACGGTGGCTGTTGATGTTTATCGTGATCGCCAGTGCGATCTTCCTGACAGCGTGTGGAACGACCTCAACGCCGTCCGGGCGCTTACAGCTCGCCCCTTTACCGGAACAGATAGCCGCTGACTGCCCGGCGCTTTCCCCGGTGGCTGACAAGTCAGTGCCTACGCTGGCGACCGCCGATGCTGATGCCGTGCTGGCGTACCGAGACTGCCAGGCCAAACATCACAGGGCTGTGGAAGCCTACGAAGCGGCGCGCGCTGTGGGGAGGTAGGTGCGGCTCGTACCTACCCTATGGGCTCCACCGACAAGCAGTGTTTCAGAACCAGCCGCACCCAAGCGCATTCTACCACCGCGCTCTACTCTGCGCGACCCTTGGTTGGTTAGTCCGTTATTAATCGTCGCGGCGACGGTAATTATCCGTCGTCCATCCTGTCCTCTGATAGTCGGTGCGGCCCCCGGCTCCTGATTGACGCATAGCGCCCTACAACCTTGCGGATGATCGGAGTTGTTCCGGCGTTGCCGCACCACCCCACATTATAGCCTACATAGGGGATGGGGGCGAGGGGTTAGGCTGCGTCGTACTTGGCTTTCAGCGCGGCATATACTTGGCGCTCATACGCTTCATTGCGGCGCTTCTGGTCGGCCTCAGCCTCGTCGAGCGCTCGCTGGCGGATAGCCAATTCCTCGTCGGTTTCCTCGCGGTCTACGATGTAGCAAACGTCCGGCTTGGTGTACCCGCCATAGTAATCATATTCATAGTCCAGCTTGACATATCCACCGCCACCGATTTCCTCGACGGCCTCATTGATGCGGGCAAGAAAGTCGGCAATAGGAACCGTTTCTCCTTCCTCATCCAAAAGGTAAATGGCGGTGGATAATGTCTTTTTGGTGAGCTTTGTCATTGGATTTACCCTATACTGAACGGATTACATGGTTCCGAGTGTAGGGGTCGAACCCACATTGCAGCGACCAAAGCGCTGTGTCCTACCATTAGACGAACTCGGAGCAGGCGCAATTAAGCGCGTTGCTGTCGGTCTTGCCGTCGAATGGTGGTCATGTGGTTCATGAAGTGGATTATACCCCATATCGGCGCCCACATTCAAGGAGACAGCTCCAGACGGGGTCATGGCTCACTCGTCATCGAAGTCAATTGAGGCTTCGCCGTCGTGCTCGACCATAACGTTGACACCCTTGCGTTCTCCGGGCCTCAAGAAAGCGCTGATTAGGACGCCGCCATCACATGCCGGGAATGCGCGTATTTTGTCGCAACCAGCTGCCGTCAGCAGGTCAGCTATTTGAACTGCCACTGCCTCCGCTTCTCTGGTAAGCCCGACGCCCGTTCCATAGTGCCACCCGTCCGGCAAGCGCTTGAACTCCAGAAGCTGCGCCATGATCTTGCTCACTGAATCGTCCTCCTGCTAGTCCAGTTCCCCCAGAGCACTAAGGGGCGCGCATCCGGGAGCGTTCGGCGGCTCACCATGTGTCGGGATGGTCTATGGTCATTGTCGCGCCGTGGCATTTTGGCCAGCCGTGGCGTAGCGCGTGTGCCGCATCGACGGATTGCTCTCGACCGCATTCCCTGCACCATACCTTTCCGCGCGCCAGTGAAGGATGTGACTGAGCCATTTTGCTGTGGAGGCCCGCACTGCCTCGGACTGCGCTTTCAAACTTGTCGAATTCATCCATTGTCATCATCTCCTATTCCCCGTCCAGCGAGGAGCCGGATTGGGGCGGGTTGTCAGAGGGTTGAAGGCGGCGCTCCAATTCGTCCATGGCCGCCCACACGTTGGTTACGCCGAACCGATTGGTGGTCGCAATCTCCCGCAGCTCAGCCTCCGTCATGTCCCGAAAGGCTTTGTTTAGCATCCCCTTCTCTCCTGCAGGATGGCCTCTATCTCGGCAAGCGGCTCCTCGGGGCATTCCATGATGATCTTGAGAACGTCGCGGGCGTGGCGCTTCTTGTCCTTGGACAAGCCATCCCAGAAGTCCATTGAGCCACCGCGTTGAGCGCCGTATTCGTGATCGAAGAGCACCATGGCCATGCGCGCGGCCCGGTGCGGGGTCAGGTTGCGTTGTGCGCTGCTCATCGGTCTGCCTCCTGTGCGGCGGTGATCATGGCGCGGTAGACGGCCCCAGCGTTACATCGCCAGCCGGTCACTGCGTCCGCATCATGGCAAGCATCGACCATCGCCTCAGTCGGCTCTACAGGCACGCACGCGATCCCCGCATCCTTCAGCGCCTTCTCGACCGCTGCGGCGCAGAGTGAATCAAGGTGGGCTTGGCAGGCGTTGTAATCGCCCCGATGGAGGACGGAATAGGCCATCCATTCGTCATCGGTATACTGTTGCAACTCGAACCCAGTTATCGCCCCTTCATCGTCTCGGACTTCATCAATGATGTAGCGGCCACTATCCCGCTCGTCGGTCCACGCTGCTGCTATCAGTTGGGTTAGGTCCATGGCTGTGTCCTCAGGCGGCGGGGAGAACGGCGGGAAGCGTCATGGGCGCCATCAAGCCTCCGCCGTCAAAGCGCTGCCACTTGCGCTCCATGCCGACCACAGCGCGTCCAAGCCATATGCCGTAGCCTTCGCGCCAGTGCTCCACCATCTCCTCCTTCACCATCTCGTAGACGAAGCCGGAGCACACCTTGACGAGCCATTCTCGGACGGCGATGCAGTGGGCGCAAACCTTCATCTCCAAGATGCTGCCCTCAATCTGTCCCTTGGCGAACTCGTAGCGCTCACCGGGCAGGATCGCGCGCCAGCACTCGATACACCGATGCTCTTTTCGAGCACGGCGCTCCTCTCGGTTAAACCAATCCCAAGACTCACAATTGTCGATCATACACATCGCTCAGTTCTCCTCGGGCGTCATGCGGCACACTGGGTGCATCAGCTTCCCCCTGCGGAACGGGGCGCGGCGCACTTACCACAAGGCGCGGGAAACCAGCGGAAACCATGGGTTC